CTACGCTTGTGTTGTAGTTGTTGTGGTTGTTGGTTTTGTAGTTGTAGTAGTAGTTGTTGTGGTTGTTGGTTTTGTAGTTGTAGTAGTAGTTCCCAAAGCGCTAATATCTAACACAATGAAACTATCGTTACGTTTAGGTTGTCCATTTGCATATTGTTTAGCTAGATAAATGCGTTCGTCTTCAACAAAATGGTATTCATCTGAAGCTTCAATTTTTAGCGTAGATCCTACACCCATGAAGTAATCTGAAGCTACCCCAATAACTGCTTTTCCTTCTGGCACAGCTGTTGACTGCAAGTCTGAAACTGGTACTGGCAATACTTGTACATATTCTCCATTAGCAGTTAGTACGGTTTTAGCTGGGAAAACTTTAGACCAGTAATCTGTTGGATTCACAATTAGGACCACATCAGAAGGATTTACATTACGATAAATCGGATCATCTACGCCTTCGATATTGAATTTTGATAGTCGCGCCATCAAACCGCCCATAGTTGCAGCATCTAAAGCTGTAATAGGTTCTGCTGTTTTTTCAGCATATTCTCCGCTAGTTTGTTTGCTCATGTCACGCATCATTCCGACTGGCATATCTTTACCAGTACCATCAACAATTGCTTGTTCTAATGCAATTCTCAATGATTCTACTAAAACAGTACGGACATAACGATCTAACCATACTGGACCTAAGTCAAGCATTGCCTTACATACAGGAATATAACCTGATAGCTTGAACTGCTTCATGTTAATTACGTCAAAGCCATTATCTAAAACTTTTTTAACAGCTTCGCAAAGTTTACCCCACCATGCTGGATTGACTCCACGTGACACAATCCATTCTGTTACACCAGTTGTGTTAACAAAAGTAATTTTTTGCAATAGTGGATGAGATTGTTCTAGATCTTCAAATACGCGTTCAAATACAGTAGCTGGTACTAATTCTTCAACTCCTGCAAAACCTTCGTTATTCACTACTTCGTTATAGAATTTTGTTTCTTGTGTAGTTAGTACACGCTGACCACGGTTCATTAATACTAATTGATCTTGATTTTTTGCTGTTGCTTCTTCTAAAATTTTATCCTGAATTTCCTTAGATAAGCTTACCATAGCTGCGCTAAAAGATTCTTCGTTACCATCTTTAAAAGCTTTCATCAATTGGTCGCTTGCAGCTGTTACACCTTTTAAATTTTTAACTGTCATTATTTTGCATCTCCTTGTCCAAATGTTTTATTTAATGCTGCTGTAAATGCAGCAATTTTTTCTGCTCTTTTTTCTTCAACGTCATTCAAAATTTCTTCAACGCTTTGTTCTTTTTTAGCTTCAGTACCTGAGCTATTTTCTGCATCGATAATTTCATCGACCAATCCATAACTCAAAGCTGTTTCTGCATCCATAAACGATTCTTTTTCAAGAAGTTCTTGCAATGCTTCATCTGTGCCATTGAATCGTGTTTTATATGAAGCCTTTACCGATTTATCAATTGATTCCAGTTGGTCAGCAATCGTGCGAAAATCATCGACATTTCCTTCTCCGTATGTGGAAGCGCGGTGAATCATCAATTGCGCATTGTTGTAAATTTTTACAGTATCGCCAGCCATTGCGATAATTGAAGCAGCACTAGCGGCTAATCCGTTAATCACAACGTTGATTTTTGCTTTATTTGACTTAAGTAAGTTCCCAATAGCAATCCCTTGAAATACGTCTCCACCGTTTGAATTAATTACTACTTCAATTTCTTCTTGATCACCTAGACTATCCAAAATATTTTTGATTCCCTTGTCAGTATTCCCTTCAAAGAACCAACTAGAACCAATAAATCCCTGAATAAAAATTTGCGGTACTGTGCCTTCATTCTTCACTGCTAGAAATGTTTTCATTGTCGTCATTCGCCTCACCTCCTTTCGATACTTGTTGGTTGTTTTTAGTTATAAATATTTCATCTGCCATCGCCTTATCAGAGCGATCATTTCCAACGCGTTCTCTTCCTTCGTTGATTGTAAATACCCCATTTCTAATGCCTACATCAATAGCGTCAACCAAATCTTTGAAGCTAGTAATCTTGATCATAGTTGTATCAACACGCACAAAATTCCCTGACAAGTATTCTTCTGCTTCATAGAGACTAGCGTTAAACGCATCCTGAATAAGTTCAGCAATTGGAATGATTTCGAACATTAAAAAAGCGTCCACTTGATCCGATAACCCACTCATGTCTCCCTTTAGTAGGTTTTTCGGAACGTGAAACGCTGCTGCTGTCATCTCAAAGATGTCGTCTATTAAGTTTTTTATATCTCTTGAATTGCTTTGGAAGTTTCCGCTGAAATCTTCTAAATTGAATCCTTCTTGTAGTTGGAATACTGCCCCTGCATTGTCCGCTTCCATGAATGGTTTGAACTGCGATGTCATCATTTTATTGATTTGGTCTTGTGTTGTATTGTCTTGCGGTCGGAATAAATTCCCTTTCAGTACGTATCTACGAGCGTTAGAACGCTTGTAAACATTCATGGCACTAGAAATGAGTTTCCCATACGCTTGATAATACGCATCGACTAGTTGCCTAATTTGTTGATCTGCGTATTTTATATAGATAACATCACTTTCTAGAAATTCTCTATCAAGGACTATGTTGTTAATTTGCACTTGAGAAAACACATCATCTTTTAATGCATACTCTGTGATATCCCAACTATCCGCAATAAATATTTCGCTAGAATTATTAGACGGAGAAACGATCAATACTTCATTGTAGAATATTAATCTCCTGATCAGTTTTTTTCTAAATTCTGTTGCATTATTTTTCTTATTAGGAGCTACATTTAGCCTATAGTAAAGATCATTCTTTTTATTTTTTCCATCTTCATATGACTTGAATTCCGCTTTGCTCATCGCATTTGCAATCAAATCAATACAAGTTTCAATTGCAAATTTTCGATACACAAAATCAACTTGCAATTTACAAAAATATTCTTCTAAAGGAACTGTTGCTTTTTTTGTGAAGTATCCTACCGCCTTTTGAAAAATCCCCACTTTCTCACCTCCTTTCAAGTTAGAATACTAGAGGAGTAAATCCAGTTCCTGTATTTTCTACTGAGCTATTTGTGACTGTTACAGGAGCAGAATCATAAATATCATCTAAAAAATTCAAACCATGAAGGAATGAAAAAAAGCCATCCGTTTTTCTAGTTTCAGGTTCTATTTTTTCATAGCGTATATTTCCATTAGAAATATGCTCTTCATATACATTCATGCAATACCAACGCATAATCGCATCGTCACCAAAAAATAAACGTTGATTAATAAAAAGGTCATCAACCAGATCTTTTAACATACCATGTGTAACAGATCCGCTTCGAACAATTTCCACAGTAAAACCTGCTTCTTCTAAAGCGGGCTTCAATATTTTTGCACGGTACATATCCATAGCGATTTTTTTAATATAATATTTATTACTCATTTCAAGAAACCAACCTACAATATAATCAGCTTCTATATTTTTCCCATGAACGATTTGTGATTTTCCTTGATCTATAGAAATATCTATAACCTCTCGTTTTATGTTCTGTAATCGAAGAGCTGATTCGTGGATAAAAGTATGTTGGGTAAAATACACATCTTTATCATATTTTCCTAGCAACCCAACACTGGCAAAATCTCGTCTATCAGCAAAATCGACTGTTCCTATCACTTCATCCATTTTTTCAGGAAATTCTTTTTCTTTCGTATGCAGAACATCATCATATGAAGCAACAGCAAATCGTGTATCTTCCATAGGTCTGTTCATTCGTTTTGTCATGAACGTAAGTCTTAAACCAGCATTACGTTGCATTTGAGAGTATTCTTGAAACATTTTCCGTTTTAAATCTGCATTGTAATTAATAGTTGGACAAGCTTTTTCCCACATGTCGGGATCATCAACTTCATTATCGTTATCCAAGCGACAAATAAATGGAAACAAACTAGAAAATTCTGCTCCATCCTTGTCAATTCCAAGTTCTCCAGAAAGAATCATTTTTGATTCTTCTATAATGTCATCAAGCGGACCACCACGAACATGACCATTAGTTGTATCATAAAATTCTCTATAATCTCGAATTTTACCACCACCAGAAGTAGCCACATTTATCATTGAATAATCTTCATTTTCGTGAATTTCATCAAAGCGGTTTGCACCTGGTCGCTTACCATCTTTTGTTCTAGCGTTTGCCGTGTTATAACGAAGCTTGCTATTTGTAGCGATATTTTGAATAACTTTCTTCGTAGCTTTAAATACTTTTTTATCTAAATCAGGATGATCTTTAATTACTTTAAATACATCATCAAAACTAGTCTTTGCTTGGCTTTCATTATTGGCATAGATATCAATATCATAATTTTTAATACCGTGTTTTGCAGTCAGCAAGAAAAAATTGTTCCAAGAAGCAAAACCAGTTTTACCATTACCACGTCCCATTAATGAAAGATATCTATTGAACACTAACGTTTTATCTTTTTTCCATCGGACTCCATAAATAAAACATTGTAGAAATTTTTCCCACGGAATTAATTCAAATGGAAAGTATTGTGCTGGAATATTGATTGAATCCTCTACCATTTGCTTATCGAAGTAAATATCTTCTCTAGTAAAGACTCTTTCTTCTAGATACTTTTTTAGCAATAATTGTTCTTTGCATACCTTGATAGTGCCTTCTTCTATAGCTTTGAACCAATTTTCAATATGCTTATAACTCAGGAATTGATTCATTTGCTTCACCTACCAATTCAGGAGTAATGGCAAGTTTATCCAACATCAATCCCATTTGTTTGTTGACAGAAACAAGCAACGCTACTGATTCATTCTTTTTACCATTCTCCAATCTAATACCGTTCTCGGATATATCTTCTTCCAGTGATATCGCCGTTTCCCATAAACTGATATAACGATCAACATTATCTAAGAATGGCTCAATATTTGTTTTCTGACTTTCCAACTGGCTTATTAAAGAGCGGCGTAATTTTTCTCTGTAGCGATTTTGAGACAATTCGTTTTTAAACATCTTAGCCCTCCTTTCATGATAAAGTTCGAAAAAATCTCTTTTCCTGACAGCCCCCTCCGTTTCATCACCCCCAAAAAATTTGCGATTTATTTTAAAAGGGGGGGTTATCTCACCATCGGAATGAAAGCTTCAGCGAAGTCAATGTAATAATTAATCTCTTCAATGCTATATCCAAAAATATTTTTTATTCTTTCAACGTTATTATCTTTATTCAACGCTTCTCTTACTTGATTCACTTTGTATTTACTACAACAGTTATCTGATAACAGATCCCTGATGCCTACATAGCGAACGTATATCAAACGTTTAATTAATCCTTGTGTATAAGATGAATACTCTTCAATCTTTTCTGTATCATACTCTCTGCCATTGTCATTGATGATCATGCACTTACCACCTTTCACTTGCGTCGAAGTTAGCAAAGCTTTCTATCTTCTTCTCTTGTTTATCCAATGCTGTAAGATATCTGCCATGAACTTCATTATGATGTTCAACACATAAACAAATAAGATTATCTAAATCTAAAGCTAAGTCAGGTCTATCCTTGACTTCCTTTATATGATGAACGTTCTCTACTCTATGATACTTACCTAGTCTTCTACACTCTTGGCATTCATAGTGATCTCGTTTCATCGCTTTCTCTCTAAGCCTGCGCCATTTAGGAGACTGATAGAACTTAACTAAACGATCTTCTCTTATCAACTGTAATAGCCATCTATAGAATTCCTCGGTCATGTTCCGTCTCCTTTTGCAATCTTATTTAATGCTTAGCTATTCTTTTGCCATACAATGGAATAACTTCATTGCTTTCCTTTCGTTTTTATGTATCGCTCTTTATTGGTCTTCTATACTCATATACTTTTTCGCCATTACCGTTTTGCACAATGATTACTTCATACTTCTGTTCTAAGTATTGTGGTCTATACATTGTTGTTACCTCCTTTTTGCAAAATAAAAAGACCACTCAGTGAGTGATCTAATATGTAATAGCAACCTACACACAGACAAGTCTAATACTTCCTGCGCCTACCCACTTCCTCAATACCTCGGTTGCTAGCGGTTTTACTGACAGGCAGTTATGGATTACCGTAAACCAAAGTCACTGGCAAGGAGACAAACCTTGCATGATACCTACCCTAATTTGAACTTACGTTCCGCCCTTAACTGGTTTCTTTTGGAAGTCAAGTGCGTTTACCTATTCCACCACAGTAATCAAAAAACAACTTGTGAAAACGATTACTTGTTGTATAATAAATATTATCAACGATAGGGAGCGTTGAAATTAATCCTTAGGAGTGTTTTTACATGAACAAACATGAAATACAAGCATTTGAACATGCAGTTTTTACTTTCAATAGACTCGCTAAACGAGCAAACGAAGACTTTATTCCGTTTGAAATTATTTGGGATACAAGATTTGGCCCCGCAACAGCTACTAACATTCTATACAATACCAGCTCTAATCCAATTATAAATGAATATTTCTTCAAGAATGAGTATTTCCGTGATGAAGAATCAAATAAAGCTGCATATATAGATGAGTTATATGCATATGTAGATCATGCTGTATCTCAATACTTCAGCGACCTAGTTAGCGGTGGCTATTCACCTAAATTGAATATGGCAGAACGCCCACACGTTCTAATGGATAAGTTACTGGAACTATCTAAATTTGATGAAGCAATTAGTTTAAGAATGCCTAATTACTTAACCACTTGGGATTTTAAAACCTTAGACGAATCTATTAAATTGCCTTTCATTAATGATGAAACCCTGATATTACGTCCTCTATGTTTAATTAAAGAACAGACAACAACTTCATAAGAAGAAATGAACTATTTTTGATTTGGTTTATTTGTAGCTGTTGCCTGTTTATTAACAATTTTAAAATAAACAGCGATCGTATAGAGAAAAAATATGTGAGTAGTTTTTCCGATTGCTCTCTATTCAAAGAAGAAGTTAGCAACGATAAGGGAGGTTTCCTCCCTTACATTTTATTTTGTCTCAGACCTATCACTAATCTTTCGACACTATCATAATAACACTGGTAAATAGCTAAAAACCGCCATCATTCCGCCAAAAAACCGCCAAATTATTCGATTAAAGTTATTTGAGGATATTCTAGCTTGGTTGAACAATAGCTAACCGTCACTTCACGTAAGTACTCAAATGTACCTCCACATATATCGCATTGTTCTTTGCCTGTTTCATCTGATTCCCATGAATCACATTGCAAATCTCCGCAATACGGACACATAATTTCATCCGAATACTGATAATCATATTCTGGAATTTCCTTTAATTCAAAAGATTCAACAATAAGAATGTCATTTTCAGGATCATGCATACAACTCATATAGTTTCTGCCTCTGTAGGAAAAAGGCTGGTTAAACTCTATTACTTTATCTGTTTGAAATAGAGGTTCTACATTTTTAATATTTTCAAGTACTGTTTGTCTATAATCATAATCTTTTTTAGTATAAACTTTCATCAATTCCACCTCTTATTTATAAGCAATTATTTCCCCATGTTTATACGCTTCTGCAAACTCTATTAGAGCTTCTGATTTCATCCGTTGTATGCTTCTTTCTGAATAACCCACTTCACGGCTAATCCTGTAGTTTGAGAAGCTATCTGGCACACAGAAGCTGTAGTAAAGTATCTGACGGCTAATCAGACTAAGAGCCATCAAAGCCGCTAAAATCGCGTCTCTCTCTGCTTTTATATCCATCATCTGAATAATCGCGTCTTCTGCCTTATTGCCGTGCTTCGGTGCCTTCGGCATATCGGTTATGATAGGAGACTTAATATCTATCAAAGAGCGACCTGCCATCCGCTCCAAACGCCGAAAGTTCTTCAGCACATCTCTCGCATTACATCTTGTCTGGTTGAAATCTACCTCTCGTAACAATTGCATCAAGTCAAACCGCTCCTTTATGTGATATAATAAATGTGTTGGATTTATTGAATCAGTCGGAGCGATCCGGCTTTTTTATTTGTCATTGATTAGTTCCATATCCACCAATCTCGCTACAGCTAAATTCTCTTTACTTTTCGCTAACCACTTGTCACATTTCATCGTGTTTTCAATACGAATGATTGCTGAGTGATTATAGAGATGCTCTACATATCCACGAAACGGATAGATGAACTCCTCTGCTTCGCAGCGGACCATGTCGCCAACTTTTACTTTTGGTTTCTTACGTGTTTTAGGGTTCTTTGTCGGCATATCTAGCATTAAACCGCCGATACCATGACTACTAGCGTAAAATCCGTCTTTTAGTTTCATTCTTTTTCCTCCCATTTACGATCATCACTTAATATCGAAATTCCAAACTTACGAATAGCATCACTTGCATCAGCAACATACTGGCTTGCCACTTTATATGTTTCTTCTGCTGAAATTCCATATTCTTTTTCAAACTTTGTCTTTAGTACATTCAGTTCCTGTTTTCTTAGTTTTGTTATTCTGCGGTGCCTGTTGTTCATTTTCAATCAACTCCCTAATCTGAAAGTGTTGTCTATACTTGATCGAAATTCTTTTAAGTGGTTCTCTACCACAGAATCAGTCACGTTAAAACGATCAATTAATACTGGAGCTGCCATATCTTTCAAATAACTTTGTCTGATGACTAATTCAGTACCATCAGGAAGTTCTATGTTAACCTCCCGACCATTGATAATTGCTTGAATGCCCGCTTCACTTAGTGGTATTTCGTATTTCATTTCACATCCTCCAAATCACTCGACTTCACGAACACACCATCTACCATCTTCCCTGTGCGTCCTTTGATTTCGTTGTATGCTTGGTTCAGACACTCGTACAAATCCATATCATTTTGCATAGCTAAAATAATCAAGGTTACTACTACGTCTCCAATTCCGTCTCTTAAACCATGTTCATCTTTTCTAGCTAGAGAAGCGGCAACTTCCCCAATCTCTTCGATCGTTTTTAACATTTGCTTGCTGGAATCAGTTTGATCCAATCCCTTATCTTTAGCCCACTGCTCTACTTTTGTGATTAGTTCGTCCATTATTTCTCCTCCACATACCTAAACTGTCGTCCTTTTGAATCAATCCATAAGCTCCTAGCTCTATCCCAAATAATGTTTTTGCTTAAACCAGTAATTTCAGATAACTGTTCAGCAGTACCTGTTACTAGAATTCGATCACCATGCCAGATTGCAATTTTTCTCGGCGTTTTCCGATTGGTTTTTTCAGCCCACATTGATTTACCGAGCTTTTGGACTTCTGCAACTATTTCTTTGTCTTCCTGCCAAGATTCTGACTTGGTTAATTCAGCAATTCGTTTCATTGCTACTTTCTTATCCACGATCATTCCTCCAATCTACGAATTTCCCTTCTTAAATTCTCTACATGCAAATCGATTGCCTTCCTCGCCGTTTCATTGACCATTACTGCCTTTGTCCGCTCCAGATCGTCAATCTCACGCTGAAGGCTTCGAATACGCATTTGAATCACTTCTTCTGTTGTCATGATGGACCACCTCGTTAAAAACGCTCTTCCTTGAACGTATTCCGATATTTTTTAGCTAAAATCAACGGCACTTGATATTGATGACAGAACAACTTTGCCTTGATCTTAAAGTCTTTTGTCTGCATTCCTTTGACATCTACGACTTTGACAAGTTTACCGTTTTTATAAAATGTGAAGTCGGGAATATACTCGATCTTGCGATACTTCTTTCCGTCTAGTTCAAATTTCGGCATCAGCTCAAATCGTTCCTGAAGTTTTACTTTCCAGCCGTTCGCTTCAGCTTGCCATAAGGCTAGATCGTAGTACTCTGCTTCTGCGATAGAATCGAACTTGATACCTCGATGGATAGTTTTTCGATTACGATATTTATTCGTTCTCAAGAAGCGCCTCCTTCTTAGCCTGATAAGCAGCAAAGCGGGCTTCTAATTCTGCTTTTTTATCAGGATCTAGCGTCTTTTCTTCTTGAGGTTTGTTGACCCAATCAGGTAACTTTTCACGCCGTACATTGTTTTGACGTTTAGGAAGATAGTTTTGTTTTTTCTTGTTCTTAAAATCTTCTTGGGCTTTTTCTGCTGATTCCATTGTCTTAATTCCTTGATTACTCCATGAATTTAATATCGCTTCAACGTATTTTTTCAATCCTGGCATCTCAACGTTGTTTTCGAAAGCTAATTTAAAAGCAAAGAGAATCATATCTGCTCCCCAAGTTTTAATCATCGGTCCTAATGCTCCTTGCAAAAGTCCAGTAGGTGCTTTCCCCCAGCTTTTTTGGATGAACTCATACACGCCTATATCATCTTCTTTATTTGTCTTGTTTTGTTTTGTATTGTTTATATAAGCTGAAGGATTTACTGTAGAATCTACTGAAGGATTTACTTCCCTATTTACTTTCGGATTTACTTTACTATCTACTGGAATATTTCCAGTAGCGGAGTTTTCTACCGTATTATCTACTGTAGTTTTTACTGTAAAATTTCCAGTTAGATCAGAAAGAATATAAACTCCAGCTTTTGTACGACCTCTCTTTTTATATTGAAGGAGTCCGTTTTGGATCAATTGATTACGATTGTTAATCAATGTTTTTTCAGACGTTTTAGTCATTGCTTGTAGCCTTGTATTGGCAATCGATAATTCGCTCTGCCATCCACTTTTGTTTGCTATAGCCATTAGCTTATACCAAAGCAGTTGGGGACCAGCGCCAAGCTCGTTATATTCAAGCCAATTGTCAAAAGCATTAAGCTGTCCGATGTAATCCAATTGTGTTCCTCCTTTCGTTTTGATGTTAAGAGGGAGATAACTCCCTCGCTATTTGTTTAATGGTGGATTTGATGCATCGAATAACCCAGTTTGAATATCTGAATCTTCTGCAGGTTGATCCATAACGGGTTCTACTGTTTTTCTTTCTGGCTCCATTTCTGATAGAGTTGTTTCTTCAATCAACTCTTCATTCTCGTTTAATCGGAAAACCTTCTCGTCCGATGTAACAGCAGTTTGCATCTCTACTGATAAAATGCCCCACTTAGATAAAAGATTCCGCAGAACTGTTTTAATGGCCATTGCATCGTAATTATCCTTCCAAGCTCCAGATAGTTTTTCTTTGTCATATCCCTTTGCATTTTTAATTCGATGAGCTTCTATTTCTTGCTTAGTCCAATAGACTGTCTTTTTAAATCCATTTAATAGTTCAAAGAAACCAACATATCCGATAACTTTGTCTGATTGCTTAGCATTGTAATCAAATGTAAATTCTTCTGTTAAAGGATTCCACTCAATCAATTGTCCTTCGTATATCTCCAATGCATTCAGAGCTTTATATTGCCCCGAACGTTGCGCAAGTTGAATGTAGCCTTTGTATCCTAGAATGAACTGCGCTTCATTATGTGTAATCCATTCTTTTCCAACTTTTTCTTTTCTATTGAATGGAACAACATAGGCATATCCCAAATTTTTATCAATAGGTAGATCCATAGTTGCTGCTTTTAGTGCGGAAGCAATAATGGTCATTGGTTCTGCTTTGGACAGATAGTTATCACCACCAACTAAAGTCATGAGCGATCCCATAAAAGAATCCGATTTTTCATGTAGAATATCAGTAAATTTTTTCTTCATTGCTGGCGTACTCATCAAAGCTTTAAAACCTAACTTTGATGGGTCAACCACTTGAGTATTTTGTTCAGTCAGTTGTTTTTTTAACGATTCATTTGTTGCCATTGTTTTTTTCCTCCTTCATCGGTAATCCGCAAATCACACAATAATTCCATGATGGTTCTCGAAGTTCGCTTCCACACCGTGGGCATTTATTCATTATTTGATCTCCTTTTCGGTTAGTCTTCTTGATTCAGTAACGTTATAAATCTCTTCGTCATTTGCGATATCTGGATATTTCTCTGCTAGTTTCTTCGTGTTCATGCGTTTAGTACTAACAAGTTTCCAGCTGATGATGTTCCTTTGTGTAATGCCAATACTTGCCTCACGTTTTCCTAGCTCGCTGATAATCTCGTTGTCTACTTGACGGATAGCTGACTCAATTTCTTTTTTCGTCCGCTTGAGTTCTCTTTTTTGCTCGATAAGTTCATCAAAACGCGATGGTAGAGCTGTTTGATTTTCTTCTACATCTGCATATTTTTCTTTTAAGAAGTCAGCAGTCGCTTCACTTCCGTCAATTACAGGCTCGATACCTTCAACTACATTTGTTTCCCAAAATTCAACCAAGCGTTCTGTAATCGTATCGATCAATTCTTGATCTCTCGCAATTCGCTTCCAAATGAATCTTTGTCCGCCAATCAACACAGCGATATAACAATAATCTTTATTTAAAACATTCATATAATGTTGAACCTGACAGAGATAGCTAAGCGGGACTTCTTCTCCTTCCCACTCTTTACCAAGAAATTGGTTAGCTGTTTTGCATTCAAGAATGGCGTTTTCCCCTACTACGTCACGATCAATATTTGCTCTTAAAAATGGATGTAATGGATGTTCAAATACTTGGTTTCTTCTACGTACTTTTTTGCCTGTTCGTTCTTGAAATTCTTTGGCAACAACTTCTTCTAAAACATTGCCCCAATAAGCTGGTTCATTTTCTGATTCTTCAAGTACGACTTGTCCTGTTTTTTCTAGCCAGAGTTGATAAGGTGATTTCCACTTATTCAATCCTAAAATCGTTCCGACATCAGAACCTCCGATGCCTTTCTTACGGTCTTCAAGCCATTCTTGATGGCTCATTTCTAAGGTAGATTTACTCATCGTCTTCCTCCTCTTGATGTGGGTTGCCCCATTCGGGAGTCGTCAAATACTGATCGAGCGCTTGTCCAAAATCATTCATTGTTTTAGCCTTCCTTTCGTGCTAAAATACAGTTAAGTTATTTTGATATGTTGCCGATTAGCGATTGCCGTCGCTGGTCGGTCTTTTTTGTGTTGGCATTTTGAAACTTTCTCTTACAGCAGTAACCGCTACTAAGGTTCCCCAATAAATAAGTGCATATGCTGGATTAATACTTGCCAGTACGATTGCTACTAGACTCATAAGCAAAGCGCTCTTGACAGTCATTTTAAATACAGTTTTCATTTCTTTCTCTCCTCTCTATATTTAGCAATTTCGCTAGCAAGATCTTCATTCATATGATTCTCTAAAAATCGAGCGACTTCAGTTTTAGGAATTCTAATTTCACCGAGTTTCAAAAAACCGATGTATCCCATCTCAATCAAATCTTTAACATTTTGAGGATTTGTTGTTATAGCTAATGCCGCTTCAGTAACTGAGTATGTTAATTTTTCAATGTTTCTTTTATTGTTGCGCTTCAAGACAACTTTTTTTGGAAAAATATTTTCCAATGTTTCCATTTCCATCATCCTTTCATATATCCTTGTGCTACCCAGTACGACAGCCGTTCCTCACTAAGCTTGCGAATATCGATTCCAAGTATTTCGCATAATGCACTTATTAGTGTTACTTCCACCATGATTTCATCTAAAAATTCATAAGCATATGCAATGATTTGTTGACGATCATCAACAGTTAAGTAATTTACTTGTTTAAGAAGAATTTTCTCTACTTCTTGCTTCTTCTGTTTCCGCTCATCTGATTCAATCATTTGCAACTTGTCTAATGATGAAGGATCTCTCCTATAAACATCACCATCTATTGATTTAAATAAACCAAAGAACTCATGAATCACTTGAAGAGTGAAATCTGAATCTCTAAAATGATCCGTTAACGCCTGAGCATTTTCCAACGTCACGGGCTTCGTATTAAGCAATGTTGTCCAATCGCTTAATGACTGTTGAGAGACGTTGATTTGTCTTGCTATTTCCTTTTTGGTCTTACCACTCTTATTAATTACTTCGACTAACGATTCTCGAATAACACTTGATTTTTTTAACAGTTTAAACACCTCATATTCTTATTCGCCCGTATATCAATACGAGCAATTTTTTTATACTATTAATTTAAAGAATCAAACGAAAGCTGCTTCATCTAGTTCACGTTCAAGCTCTTTTTGAACTTCTTCAACTAAACGATCAAGTTGATCATCTGTAGCACACTTGATGATGTGAACTAGTCTAGGTCTAGCATCAAGTACGATGTTTATTTTTTCTTGTCGTGTCATTTGTAAGTCCCCCTTGTTTTTAACTCATTTTTGTAGTTAAAAGCCATAAAAAAAATTTTTTCTTTAGGAACATGAAAAATATCTTCTAGATGTTGCATCTGGGAAGGCTTAGGCAAGGTACGTCCTACCTCCCAAGAACTGATTGTTTTTTGGGATACTTTTAATAAAGACGCTAGTTGAGATTGAGAGATCCCTTTTCTAGATCTTATTTGTCCCATTTTGTTTTCCATACATTTCCACCTCTCTTTTACTACCTTATGTAGTTATAATATACTACAAAATTTAGTAAGTCAACCACTATTACTACTTTTTTTTGTATTAACTAAATTTCGTTGTACCGACTACGCTTTGTAGTATATAATTTTATTAAAAGGAGGACTTGCTGTGTTAAAAGATCGAATTAAAGAGTTAAGAAAGCAACATGGCTGGACCCAAGCAGAACTAGCAAAAAAAATGAGCGTGTCCCAACAAACTATAGGAAGTTGGGAAGTAGGTCGTGCAGAACCTAATTCAGAAGCACTAACTAAATTAGCTCATCTATTTAACGTTAGTACTGACTATCTATTAAGTAATCATAAAACTCCAGAATGGGCGACTAAAGAAGATATAATTGAATTAGATAAAATGCTCGATTCCAACGTTAACATGGCTTATGGTGGTGAAACATTAACAGATGAAGAGAAACAACGGGTAAAAGATGTTTTGACAGGTCTATTTTGGGAATTTAGAAAAGAAGACAAAAGTAAAGAGAAGTGATTTTCTATGGAGATGGACGTAATTAGTCTAGTTGGCAAACTGAAGCAAAAATATAATTCAGCTAATCCCTTTACTATTTGCGAAAAAATGGATATTCAGATTAGGTATGTTCCTTTTTTGAATAATCCAAAGGGACAATTTCAAGAACTGTTAGGGCGTTCGGTTATTCTTCTAAATCACGAACTAAAGTATTCTGAAGAACGGTTCTATATTTGTGCTCACGAACTAGGTCACGCAATTTTTCATCAAGGTTTATCTAGTTATTATGTCTCTACTCGATCCTCCAGAAGCAAATCAGAAAGCGAAGCGAATTGCTTTGCCGCCAATCTTATTATTTCTCTTTATAAAGAAGATAATGATCAATACCCTAGAAAAATTGAAGATTTAACAAATTTGTATGGACTTCCTAAAAATTCGTATAGATTTTTAATTTAATTGGCGACTATCACTACCTGCCTTTAAGTGGGAGTAAATATATTTTTATTGTTATGGAGGAAGAAATGAAAAAAATAGTTGGGTTAGGATTAATTCTGTTCTCTAGTATTGTACTAGGAGCATGTGGAAATAGTAATTCAAATTCTGATACGCCTAAAGAAACAACCACTGCGAGCTCTACAATGGTTTCTCTTGAAACCAGTAGCTCTGTTGAAAAAAAGACTAATCTTTTATCAAATGATTCAGATTTCGGAAAAATAGCTGATAATGTACCTGATGGAGAATTCATAGAAGTACAAGGTAAACAAGATTATTCAACCAATTTTAATGATAATTCTTGGGCGGGTGTTAACCTAAATATCGATCGGGTCTCAGTTGTGAAAACTACTGATATCAAAGACTATTCTGATAATCAATACAATGGTTTTGTAGCCGTGCATTACAACATAGATAATACACAACAAGATGTATCTATATACCCTAATCAAGCCACAATTGTAACTGACTATGGTGAGCAAGTTGATGATGGCGGGGTCTTTAATTATGATTCATGGGATGGTGACTTCATGAAAGGAACAAAAAAAGATGGTTGGGGCATCTATCCTTTATCAAAACTTCCTGATGCATCTTCAATCAAATCCCTTCGATTGAAGATTGATTCTAGCTATGAAACTGATAATTATGATGATGAAAACTCGTATCACACATATGATATTAATTTAAATTTACAATAAAGATTGGCCTTCGGGCTTTTCTTTTTAAACGCAAAAGAACATAAGTTCGTATACTTCTATTGAAAATACGGATTTTACATCTATTCACTCTCTATATGTACCAAAAGAATTTAACTATCGTACTAATGACATAGCAATATGAAAGGACTGATTTTATGCGTGGCGGTGTGAGAAAACGTGGAAAACGTTGGTATTATTATTTTGAAGATATCAATGATGATGGCTCAAGAAAAAAAGTGGAGAAAGTTGGCGGAGACACCCGACCAGAGGCCGAAGCTGCTTTACGAAAAGTTTTATCAGATATTGACGAAACAGGACAATACTTTTTAGGTACGGATACTCGAGTAAAACAATACCTTGATTTTTGGATGGAGGAATACGTTAAACTAAATCTAAAATACAATACCTATGAAAACTACCGATTTACCATCAAAAATCATATAAACGGTTATTTAGGAAAGAAAAAACTTACGGATCTCTCCCCTGCTCTTTTACAAAATTTCATCAATGCTGAATTTAAAAAGGGTTACTCGAAGAAAACAATGACTATTACTCACTCTGTCCTTAAGAATGCGCTGAATATGGCGGTTTATCCTTGGGGGTTAATCAAGCAAAATCCTATGCTGTATGTAAAGATACCAAAATACGAAGAACGACCAACGACTAAAAAAGATCTAAAAATCATTTCTCTTGAGGACTTTGATCATATGCTAGAAATCACTCCTGAAGGCCATCCTTTCTATATTCCTTTGAATATTGGATTTTATACGGGAATGCGCGTTGGCGAAGTTTGTGGTCTGACGTGGGATAATGTCGATTTTTCAAATGGAACAATTACTGTAGAGAAACAAATGGTAAAGAATGATGGCGAATGGGTATATGGTACACCAAAGACAAGCAGTTCCAATCGAACGATTTTTATTGGACAAACCTTGCTAGCAATTCTGAAAAAACATAAGAAACAACAATTAGAAAATCGAATGAAGTATGGAAAGCTCTACATTGATTCAAATGCAGTATGTACGAAGGAAGACGGTGAGCTAGTTACGCCAAGTGTGGTGAAATGGAACACAAGAAGGATATCGAATGCACTCTCCCTCTCTTTTAACTTCCATTCTCTCAGACATACTCATGCTACACTTCTTCTCGAAAATGGCGCAAAAATGAAAGAAATCTCTGAACGATTGGGCCACAGCAGAATTTCAATTACGATGGATACTTACTCGCATGTGACAGATAAGATGAGAAATGAAACGGTCGATATCATGGAGAATCTGAGAAAGAATTCGTAA